TGGGATGCAACAACAGATGTTGTATTTCAAACATTAGCAGGTGAAATGGATTTTGATTATAGCGACTTTGGTGGTTTGAAAAACACTGAAGCTAGTGGATTCACTGGCGACGTAAACGTCGTTTTACCAGCTTGTGCAGCAGGAGATACAGGTACAATTGTTTGTGAATGGATTAAAGTCTACGAATCGTAGGAGTTTAAATGGCTAATACCACTTCAGGAACTACAACGTTCGACAAAACTTTTTCTATTGAAGAAATAATAGAAGATGCTTTTGAACGTATTGGATTAAATTCTGTAGCAGGTTATCAATTAAAATCTGCTAGAAGATCTCTTAATATTCTATTTCAAGAATGGGGTAATAGAGGCATTCACTATTGGGAAATAGATGAACTTAATTTAGATTTAATCGAAGGTCAATCAGACTATGATTTTTTTAGATCTACTGGAGATGGTACAAGTGCAACATCAACTCCTGCAGATGTTTATGGAATGTCCGATGTCCTTGAAGCACAATTAAGATCTAATAGAACTCAAACTACACAATCAGATAGTCCAATGACAAAAGTAGATAGATCTACTTACGCAGGGTTTTCAAACAAATTATCAAAAGGTACACCTAATCAATATTGGGTAGAAAGATTTATTGATAAAGTTAGAATACATATTTATCCAACACCAGATTCTACGAATGCATCTAAAGACATGCATTTTTATTACATAAAAAGAATACAAGATGTTGGTAATTATACAAATGCAACTGATGTTCCATTTAGATTTGTTCCTTGTATGACAGCTGGTTTAGCTTTTTATTTATCACAAAAATATCAACCAAAACTTACACAACAAATGAAATTATATTATGAAGATGAATTAGCAAGAGCACTTGCAGAAGATGGTTCAGCTTCAAGCACACACATAACACCAAAAGCTTATTACCCAGGAACATAATGTCAAAGTATGCAACAGGAAAACATGCAAAAGCAATATCAGATAGATCAGGACTTGAATTTCCGTACAGAGAAATGGTTAGAGAATGGAATGGTTCATTTGTTCACTACACAGAGTTTGAACCAAAACAACCTCAATTAGAACCAAAACCAGCAGGCGGAGATGGTATTTCATTATTACAAGTAAGACCAGATAGAGTAGAACCAGCTACAACTGTTAGAATAACTGATAATGGTTTTGAAACTTACGAAGCAGGTTCAAGAATTATAAATGTTTTTTCTCCAGGTCATGGTTTAACTAGCGGAACAACATATAGATTTAGAGGACCTCCAACTACTTCTGCAGGAAGTGGTTTTGTATATGCTAATCCTGAAAGTTTTGATGGTATTACAGGTGCTAATATTGCAAAATCAACAGGATATACAATTACAACAGGTTTATATAAAAATGATGCAGCAGTCACAACAGATTATGCAACATCAAATTATTTTCATTTTACAGTTGACACAGATACTGCTACAACTGGTAATATAAAAGGAGGAGGTTATGGTTGTTCAGTAGGACCCATAACAATAGAAGCATGATAAATAAAATTTGGAATTGGATAAAAAATATATTTAAACCTGAAAAACAGGACCCACATCTTACTTTGTACGAAGAAGTTAAAAAAAATTTTTGTGATGAACACAATAAATATAAACATCGTTGTCCTAAATGTAGAGAATTAGCAGGAGTAGCATAATGGCTGGATTAAGTGCATCAGGATTAAAAACACAAATTAGAAGTTATACTGAAACAGATTCTAATGTTTTATCAGACTCTGTTTTAGAAAATATAATATTAAATGCACAATATAGAATTTTTAGAGATGTACCAATTGATGCTGATAGAAAACAACAATCGGGTAATTTGGTGACAGGACAAGAAACTATTAATGCTCCAGCAGGAGCTGTCTTTATAAGAGGTATTCAAGTTTATGATTCTACATCAGAAATTACAGGACCTAATGTTTGGTTAGAAAAAAAAGACATAACTTATTTACAAGAATATGTATCTTCAACAGCATCAGCTAAAAGGGGCCAACCTAAATATTATGCTATGTTTGGTGGTGGAAGTGGTGAGTCTGACACAACATCTGGAAGAATGATGTTTGCTCCTGTCCCTGATACAACATACAAATTTAGAGTTCACTATAACGCTGCACCGGCTTTATTAGAAAATAATGATACGAATTATATTAGTCTAAACTTCCCAAATGGACTATTATATTGTTGTCTATCAGAGGCATATGGATTTTTAAAAGGTCCAATTGATATGTTGACACTATACGAAAATAAGTATAAACAAGAGGTACAAAAGTTTGCTAATGAGCAAGTTGGTAGAAGACGAAGAGACGACTACACAGACGGCGCAGTTAGAATACCAGTAACCTCGGCAAACCCATAGGAGAAAAATTATGGCAATAACATCGGCAGTATGTACAAGTTTTAAAGTTGAACTTTTAAAAGGAGTTCACAATTTTACAGCTACAACTGGAAACACTTTTAAAATAGCTTTATATACAAGTTCTGCAACTTTAGGAGCTTCTACAACAGCTTACAGCGCAACAAACGAAATTTCAAATACATCTGGAACTGCTTACACAGCAGCTGGAGCAACTCTTACAAGTGTTACTCCTGCAGCATCAAGCACAACAGCAGTTTGTGATTTTGCAGATGTTAGTTATACAGATGCTACATTCACAGCTAATGGTGCTTTAATTTACAATGACTCTGCTTCAGGTGATCCAGCATGTGCAGTAATCGCATTTGGTTCTGATAAAACTGTAACAAGTGGAACTTTCACAATTCAATTCCCAACAGCAGACGCAACTAACGCTATTATCAGGATAGCATAAGGAGGGACTCCTTATGTCAGAAACATCAATCTGGGGCGGTAATGATCCAGCCGTAGCATGGAATGAAAACTCATGGCAATCTAACGTAGCAACTGTTTCATTAACAGGTGTATCTGCAACAACAAGCGTAGGAAGTGTAGATGCTTTTCCTGAACAAGGATGGGGATCTGATACTTGGGGTTTTGAAAACTGGGGAGAGAGTGCTTTAACTGTAGTTGTAGATATGAGTGGAGTCTCTGCAACTTCTGCAGTTGGTTCTGTAACTATATCAGCAGAAATAAATTCTGGATGGGGTAGACAAGCTTGGAATGATAATTCTTGGGGTATTCAAGGAATTGTATTACTTGATGGTCAACAAGCAACAGTAAGTGTTGGATCTTTATCACCTGCTGATGTAATCGGACTAACAGGAGTTTCTGCAACATCAAGTGTTGGATCAATTACAATGATTGGTAATGTAGTTGTAGAACCAACAGGAGTTTCTGCAACTTCTGCAGTAGGAACATTATCTCCAGCAGATGTAATGGGAGTTACAGGAGTTTCTGCAACTGTTTCTGTCGGAGCGTTAACACCAGCAGATGTAATGGGATTAACAGGAGTTTCTGCAACAACAAGTGTTGGTGCTCCAAATATTTCATCAAACCCTATTATTGTACCAACAGGAGTTTCTGCAACTGTTTCTGTCGGAGCATTAGCACCAGCAGATGTAATGGGATTAACAGGAGTATCCATGACTTCTTCTGTTGGTTCTTTATCACCTTCAGATGTCATGGGATTAACAGGACAATCAGCTACTGCTTCTGTTGCTGAATTTGGAACTTCTTCAGGTTTTGGTATTCAAGCATATCAAGCTATTGACACAGGTTCAAATACATCGTATACAGACGTAGCAGCATAAGTTTAGGAGAAAAAATATGGCATCAACTTATACACCCCTAGGGATAGAACTTCAGGCAACTGGTGAAAACGCCGGTACATGGGGAACAAAAACTAATACGAATTTACAAATTATCGAACAAATTTCAGGTGGCTATACAGCACAATCAATAGCTGGTGGTGCACAAACTACAGCTTTATCAGTTTCTGACGGATCAACTGGAGCAGTTTTATCTCACAGAATGATTGAGTTTACTGGTACAATTACAGGAAATCAAATCGTAACAATTCCACTAGACGTACAAACTTTTTATTTTTTAAGAAATTCAACATCTGGATCACACACTGTACAATTTAAATATGCTTCTGGATCAGGAGATAGTTTTACTTTTAGTGCTACAGATAAGGGTGATCAATTAGTATTTGCTACAGCAAACGATGGAACTAACCCAGATATTGATACATTAGATTTTGGAGACGTTACTCTTACAGGAACACAAACTTTAACAAACAAAACTTTAACTTCACCAAAAATTGGTACATCTATTTTAGATACTAACGGAAATGAATTAGCTTTACTTACAGCTACAGGTTCTGCAGTAAATGAATTTACAATTGCAAATGCTGCAACAGGTGCGGGACCAACTCTTTCATCTACAGGTGGTGATTCAAATATAGATATTAACATAACTCCAAAAGGAACTGGAGATGTTGTTCTTGCAGGTGACACTGTAAAAGTTGGAGACAGTGGTGCAGCAGCTACTTTAACTTCAAATGGAGCAGGTACACTTACAGTAACAACAGGTGGAGCAACTGACCTAGTTTTAAATACAAACAGTGGAACTAGTTCAGGATCAATTACAATTACTGATGGAGCAGATGGAAATATTAATATTGCTCCAAATGGAGATGGTGTTGTTCAAGCTGGTGGTTCAGCAGTAAAAGTAGCAGGTAAGGAAACTATTTGGGTTCCATCAGTTGCTATGTACCCTAACTCTACAAATGGTTGTGCGGATATAGAACAAACAGAATTGTCTAACGGACCAGAAATTAAAACTTTAGATTTTGACAAAGATTCAGATGAGTTTGCACAGTTTGCTGTAGCATTTCCTAAATCATGGAATGAAGGCACAGTAACTTTTCAAGCATTTTTCACAGCAGACTCAACAAATACAGGAACTGTTTCATGGGGATTATCTGGTGTAGCTATTTCTGATAATGATTCTTGTAATACAGCTTTTGGTACACAAGTTGCACCAACAGCAAAAGCTCATAGTGGAACAGCGAACGATTTAGATGTCACGGCAGAGAGTGGTGCTGTAACGATAGCAGGTTCACCTGCAGCAGGAGATGAAGTATTTTTTCAAATTTCAAGAGATGTGTCAGCAGATGATTTAACAGCAGATGCAAAACTATTAGGCATTAAATTATTCTTTACTACTGACGCTGCTAACGACGCATAAGGAGCATAGAGTATGAAAAGAATAGACCCTAAACTTACAGCCGGTAAGAACACAAGAACTATTAAAAATAAAAAAGGTAAAAGCTTTGGATATCAAGTTTTAGGATTTGGATCTGGAGGAGCTGTAGGACCTTTAGTAATTGATTATCTTGTAGTTGGTGGTGGCGGAGGTGGAGCTTCTGGAAACCCAGGCCAAGGTGGCGGGGGTGGAGGCGGAGGCTTTCGTCAATTTTCAAGCACAGAAGTTGAAAGAGGATCTTCAGGATCTGTTACTGTAGGTAGCGGTGGCGGTGGAGGAAACTCTAATGGTTCTAAAGGTGGGGATAGTAGTATAGTAGTTGGAGGAACAACTTTTACATCAACTGGCGGTGGCCAAGGTGGAGGTTTTTCTGGTAGATCTGGAGGAGCTGGAGGATCTGGCGGAGGCGGAGGCCAAGGTGGTGGATCTGGAGGATCTGGTAACCAAGGAGGTTTCTCTCCATCCGAAGGAAATAATGGGGGTTCAAACCCTGGTGGTGAAGCTGCCGGAGGCGGCGGTGGAGCAAACCAATCAGGTTCAAATAATAGTGGTGAAAATGGTGGACCAGGTGGTGATGGTACTGCTTGGGTAGATGGAACAACATACGCTGGAGGTGGAGGTGGATCTTCTCGTTCTGGTGGTAATACACGTGCGCAAGGTGGAACTGGCGGCGGAGGTAATGGACAATTTCAAAATAGTGGAATGCAAAATGGTACTAACGGTCTCGGTGGAGGCGGTGGAGGATCTGGAGAAGGTGGTGGAAATGGAAGAACTGGAGGATCTGGGGTAGTAATAGTTCGTTATGCAGGGGGAACTCAAGGATCAGGAGGAACTATAACAAGTTCAGGTGGTTTTACGTTTCATACGTTTACATCATCAGGAACGTTTTCGGTAAATTAATATGGCTAGATATTGGGCAAAAGTAGAAGGTGGAAGAGTAACAAACGTCATAGTGGCGGAACAGGATTTTATAGATTCTTATCCGGCATTTGGAGGATCATTTGTTGAAACTTTTCAAGATGGAAGTCAAAGAAAAAATTATGCTGGTATAGGTATGGAGTATGACTCTGTAAGAGATGCTTTTTATGAACAACAACCTTTTCCAAGTTGGACATTAAATGAAGATACTTGTATTTGGGAAGCACCAACACCAATGCCAGATGATGGAAAATTATATTTATGGAACGAAGACAATCAAGCCTGGGAGGAGTGGCAAGGTTAAAACAATATAAGAAAGATATATGAATTTGAGGGAATTATTTCCAACAGTGATTGGTTTTGAAGAAAACAAAAATCACCATAAAGAAAAACATTTAATTAAACATTGTAAAAAAATTAAATCAAATATCGGAATGGGTGGTTTAAATTGGTCAAGTGGTGTTTATAATACATCAGGGACTTATCCTATCCATATGGATAAAGAGTTTGATAACTTACATTCTTGGATTTTTGCTGAAGTTTATAATTATGTAGGAGCTATTGGTTTTACAAATTGTAATATTTCAGTATCATCTAGTTGGTTTAATTTTTATAATCAATATGATTATCAAGAAATGCATAATCATTTACCTGATCATGATGATATATCAGCAGTTTATTTTTTAAAAAGTCCTAAAGGTTCTGGAAATTTAGTTTTTAATAGTCATGAACCAGTAGGTAAAAATATTTTTAATCAAGACAACCCTTACACTTGGAAGACTTTTGAAGTTCCTCCAAAAGAAGGTTTACTTGTAATATTTAAATCTAATATGTTTCATCAAGTAAAACAAAACAAATCTAAAGATACTAAAATATCTTTTGCATATAATTTTAAAATAAAAGAAAACAGATGAGTATTTCTTTTGAAAAAGACACAGTGCCTTTTTATGTAAACGTTGATAAACTTTTTACAGAAAATGAATGTGATGAAATTGTAAATATGTGTATGAAAGAAAAACTTGAAAACGGTCTTGTAAAAGAATTAGAAACAGTAAAATCTTATAGAGATAGTAAAGTAAAATGGATATCATATAATACAGAAACCACAGGTTGGATTTTTAATAAATTAAGTAAATGTATTCTAGATGTAAATAATAAATGGTTTAATTTTGATATATCTGGATTTAGTGATAACTTGCAATTTACACATTATAAAGCACCACATGGTAAATACAAAAAACATGTTGATAAAAGATATAACAAAGTAATTAGAAAGTTATCTTTTAGTGTGCAACTATCTGATTCTAAAGACTACAAAGGAGGAAACTTGGTTTTATTCGATGGCTCAAAAGGAACTGTGTTAGATAAAACCAAAGGAAGTTTGTTTTGTTTTCCTAGTTATACTTTACACGAAGTGACCAAAGTCTCAAAAGGAGAGAGAAACTCTCTTGTTGGCTGGATCACAGGTAAAAATTTTAGGTAGTAAAACAACAAAAATCCTATATAATTAATAAGCTATGCTTCAAAAAATTGGATTTCAACCTGGTATAAATAAACAAATATCTGAAACTACGGCCGAAGGTCAGTGGACAGATTGTGATAATGTTAGATTTCGTTATGGTATTCCTGAAAAAATAGGTGGTTGGAATCAATTAGGAACAGAAAACGAAAATGAACTTACAGGGGCTGGCAGAGGTCTACATCATTTTGTAAATAGTTTATCTAGAAAATATGCTATTATAGGAACTAATAGAATACTATATGCTTTTTCTGGTGGTGTATTTTATGACATACATCCTATACAATCTACGACTACTCTTACAAGTGCTTTTAGCACAACTAATGGATCACCTACTGTCACAATAACATATTCATCAGCCCATAATTTAGTTCCTGGTGATATACTTTTAATGAGTAGTTTTTCAACAATTACAAATTCAAATTACAGTGCATCAGATTTTGATAATAAAAAATTTATGGTTTCAAGCACACCAACCAATGTTACAGCAACAATAACTATGACGTCCAATGAATCTGGTTCAGGAGCAACTACTTCTGGAGGAATAACAATACAGAAATATTATACTGTTGGACCTGCTGTACAAGCAAAAGGTTTTGGATGGGGTTTAGGATCATGGAGTGGAGAAGATACCTCTGCTATTACAACGACATTAAACGGTGCATTATTAGATGATACTGCAGGAACAGGTGGGTCAGGAACTTCTATCACACTAACAAGCACAACAAACTTTCCTGATTCAGGGACAAATTTTATTCAGGTAGGAACAGAAGAAATATCTTATACAGGTGTTTCTGGAAATGATTTAACAGGTATTACAAGAGCAGTTAGAGGAAGCACACGAGCAGGACATTCTGATGGTGCTACAGTCACAAATTCAACTAATTATGTTGCATGGGGCGAAGCAGCATCTGGAGATTTAGTATTAGAACCTGGTATGTGGTCTATAGATAATTTTGGTGATAAAGCTATCTGTCTAATACACGATGGTCCTGTTTTTTCTTGGGACTCATCTTTATCAAATGCAACATCAACAAGAGCTACAATCATATCTGGTGCACCAACTGCATCACGTCACATGGTTGTATCTACACCAGATCGTCACTTGGTATTTTATGGAACTGAAACAACTATTGGAGACACATCTACACAAGATGATATGTTTATAAGATTCTCGGATCAAGAAGATATTAATACTTACATACCTACAGCAACCAATACAGCTGGCACACAAAGATTGGCCGACGGATCACAGATCAGAGGAGCTATCAGAGGTAGAGATGCAATTTATGTTTGGACTGATACAGCATTATTTACACAACGTTTTGTAGGTCAACCATTTACCTTTGCGTTTGCACAAGTTGGAACTAACTGTGGACTCGTTGGACAGAATGCATGTGTAGAAGTTGATGGTGCTGCATACTGGATGTCAGAAAATGGTTTTTTTAGATATGCTGGTAAGTTAGAATCATTACCTTGTTTAGTAGAAGATCATGTTTACGATGATATAAATCTAGCGTCTGGTAATCAGATGGTATCCGCAGGATTAAATAATTTATTTGGTGAAGTAATGTGGTTTTATCCATCATCAACATCATCAGTTGTAAATAAAATGGTTGCATATAATTACTTTGACTCATCAGCACAAAGACCTGTTTGGACAGTAGGCACACTAGCAAGAACAATGTGGAGAGATTCTGCTGTATTTGGTTTACCACATGCTTTAGAATATGATGCAGAAACAGATACATCGTTTGATGTAATAGGCAACACTGAAGGACGAACAACATATTATGAACACGAAACAGGAACTGATCAAAACAAAAATGGAACTATAACAGCGATAACATCTAATATTTCTTCTGGAGATTATGATATTACACAAGCAAGAGCATCTGGCACAGGACAAGCTACAGGTGTTGCAACATTTAGGGGAGATGGTGAATTTTTAATGAGAATAAGAAGATTTGTACCAGATTTTTTATCTCAAACAGGAGCTACTAGAGTTACTTTACAATTAAAAAATTATCCAAATAGTTCACAAGCTAGTTCATCTCTTGGGCCATTTGATATTACGTCAGCCACTACTAAAGTAGATACAAGAGCTAGAGCTAGAGCTATTTCATTAAAAATAGAAAATACAGGAGCTAGTCAAAGTTGGAAATTAGGAACTTTTAGATTAGATGTACAACCAGATGGACGTAGATAATGCCGTTAAATAAAAAAGGTAAAAAAATAATGAAATCTATGAAAAAACAATATGGCACAAAACGTGGTGAGCAAGTATTTTATGCATCACTAAATAAGAAAAAAATTAAGGGAGTTAAGAAAAAATAATGGCAAAGATAGTACAGGTAATAACTAGACCATCAAACGAATATGATGTACAGACTGCGGAAGCTCAAGTAAGAGATCTTGATGCAATTGTAGAAAAATTAAACTCAACGTTTCAAGAAGAATTAAAAGATGAAATTGAAGCGTTTAACTTTTTTGTAAATTAATGGCTAATCAATATAAATTTGTAGGTATAGATAACAGCACATCAGGAGCAGCTTTAACTCCTTTGGGTTCTGGCAATCCTTTGGTTAGTGAGACTTATGTTATTAAATCTATACTTGTCACATCAGCTGGTACACCAACAGTGACTATTACTAATAACAGTATTACAACTATTAAATCAGCAGCTTTGACAGCAAATGTTACAACAGAATTGCTATCTCAACCTTTAGTAGTGGAGGGAGGAGATAGTTTTACAGTATTATCAAGCACTACAGATTCATTTGACGTAGCAATTAGCTATTTAAACATTAAGAAAGAGGTAACAACATAATGAAGGAAATATATCCAGACAAAATAATAGAAAAAATAAGTAATAAAAAAACAGGTGAAGTATACAAAAATGAAGAAGAATGGAAATCAAAAGGTATATCTCCTGATGATATCAGAAGAGATCTAACTGTTGTCATGCCAAGCCTTGATTTATTTGGAAAAACAAAATAGAATAGTAAAATGGCCATAACTAGAACTCAAATCGCAAAACAATTATTAGCACAAGGTGGACGTACCGGATTTCAAGGTGGCGGTATGACTATGGGAGAAGTTGCTGATTCTAAAGGTAATGTAGGTCCAGTAGGTGGTGGAGCTGTAAAAGGTCCTGTTGATAAAAGCACTCTAGAGCAAACTATGAATACTAGAAAAGCTATTTTAGATGCTGGAGGGACTCAAACTGATAAATTAGATACACTTATTAATACAGTTGGCGATGCTACACTTCTTAAAAATATAATAAACTTAAACCCTCAAGGTGTAATAAAAAATATAGGAACTAAATTAATTTTAGATAAGTTAACAAAAGTTCCAGGTTCAGACGAAGACAGTAGTTCAATGCAATTAGCTGGATTAACAGAAAAACAAAAAGAGTTACTAGATCAAAGAAAAGGTATGCGAGATACTTTAGGTGATGATTTTTTATTAGATACTATTAAACAAGATGATGATCCTAATGATCCAGCTACATTAGAAGATGTGCAAACTTATCTTGGAGCAGATGGAGGCAGAGTCGCTGCCATGAATGGCGGTATCATGGGTGGTTTAGCTGATGGTAATTTTGATTTTGAAAATGCAAGACAGATGTATGGTTTAGGTAAACTAGTTAAGAAAGTTACAAGATCAGTTAAGAAAATTGCAAAGTCACCAATAGGTAAAGCTGCATTGTTATATATAGGAACAGGTGGTCTTGGT